AGGGTCCCAAGTAGTATTAGTACGTTCTTTAATTAATTCAACTAAGTCCGCTTTTAATGCAGCAAAATCTCTAGATGTATAGTCAATTTGCATTATCTTAATACTCCTCTGTCGTAGTTCCGTTGTAGTTAATTGTTCCAGTATTAATTGTTAAGGACGTAAGTGTATCATCTGGAAGCTTTAGAGACACTATGACATTTTCAGTACCGTCAATATTTTCCCCAGCAAACTCTACTGAGGTTACGCTAACCTGAGGAATCCACTTTGAGACTGCCTCAGATATGGCAATAGGAATGGCAATTCTAGCATCGCTGTTGTTCTCAAACAAAGTTCTGCTCCAGTCAACTCCGTAAGTTGGTTGCATTGGCCGTTGCCCTACGTAAAAAGACAGTAAAGTTAAAACCCTATCTAAATAAATTTTAGCGGAAGAGTCTGTTAATTGGACTACTCCAGAAGGGCTAATAGTATACGGAAAACTAATTGCTCTACTCATGACTGTACTCCTATCCATACCGGGTAATCAGGATCCCCTGCAATAAACATAACCCACACTAATTGGTTTACGGCCGGCACAGTCCTGTGAAAAGTGTGCTCTGGAACTTTATTGCTAGTAGATGAGCTCGTAGTTCCTGGAGCACTAAGTCCGCTAGCAGTAGTATAGATGCTAGATTCTAAAGTGTCTGTAGTAGATGTGGGAGAAGATACTATAACGTTCTTAGTTACCATAGTCTTAGTAGTAGTGTGGGGATGATTAAGTTGCCCACCTCCGCTTTTAGCAACAACAGTTAGCGCAGGAACTGTGCCTCCACCACCACCACTAACACTTGTTGAAGTAGTAGTTAATAGGGCTGCAATCTGTGCGGCTGTATGCGGTTGATGATCTGGGTGATATGAAGAAGAAGTTACTGGGGAACATGCTGGAGCCCAGTTGTGAGATTCAACTCCGGTAGGTCCATGAACTAAAACTTGAATTCTATTTTGTTTTAAAGGGTCATTAACACCGGTTACTTGACCAGAATATATACCGTAAAAACGAGGACGCCCTTGTGGGTCCATCATGTACTCAGAGTCATTACTCATTTTAATACCCTTCCGCTACTAGTAGCTACCCATTGTATCGTCTTTTTTATCCCACCGATATTTGGAGATAGGTCTCTAAAAGCAGTTGCGCCAGGAATTTTAGGAACAACAACTTTAGATAAATTTTGAATTGCTGTTTTAGGAGTTACCCCATATTTTGGACTAACGGTAGAAGCATTGGGAGAAAGGGTATACTCGCTAAGTTTAGAAGGGGATGCAGTCAAAGACTGGTTAGCAAAATCGCTTTGCACATCTCGAGTGTCAGATCTATCTTTAGCCTTTGAGTCTACTTCTCCTATTACGTCTGTTCCTACTTCAATGCTCATCATATACTTTGCTACACGACCACCAAATATATGCTCGATAGAAAGAACTGTCCAGTAGCCAGACATTCCATTTGGAAGCCCGTCTAAGTAGATAGGGTCATAGGGACGAAGAGTTGCATGTCCTACAATAGTTACTTTTGCTCTATGTTGGTATTTTTTAGTATCGCTATAGGACTGAGCTATTTGCTTGGACTTAGTTAAACCTTTAATAACTTCATGGGGATAGTGAGTTTTAAAAATAGCTGTTTGCGTACCATCAGACTTATTATTTGAAAAGTTACTCATTATGCACCCAATTTCTTTGCAAAATAACTCTTGTTTGGAATCACTACGCCAGAGTTTCCTGGCACAGGTGCAACATGTGTATGAGTAGCTTTAACAACTGCCCCAGTAGAAGTGTTAACACCACTAACAACTCTGTCTATACGGCCTGAATTTTCTGGAGCTTGATCAGAGATTAACGGTTCAAAAGAAAGAATAGTTCCGGTCATACGAAGTGACGCAGGTACGACACCGCCAACTTCATCATCAACGTAGTTAAAATAAGGTGCTGAGTTTTTCTGGCTTTGATAAATTTTATTTTTTGACACAAAAATTATAGTAGTATTTTCAGTACGTAAAGCAAACCCATTTTGTTTAGCTAAACTTCGGCACAGCTGCCAATCACTTTGACCTGACTGAGACACCTGATCACGAACTCTAGGGTCTCTTTGGGTAACAGATTCTAGACTATTCTTTTTGGCAATCTTAGAAATAACCTGATCTGCTGTAACATTCTTGTAGATTTTTTGATCAGTATTTTTTAAAACCCAAGAAGCACCTACGCACACGATATCGGTATTACCACCTTTATGAGAGTTATCTTGAGTCACATGATGAATGTATCCATTCCAAGTAGACTTAAGTTTTCCTGAACGATAGGTAAAAACTATAGGGTCACCGGATATGATAGCGTTCTTTCTATTGCTTGGTTTTCCTTTGTAGTGAAGCACTAGACGATCATGTTCATCAGGATCCTGGTGAAGCTCAGCACCAATTAGTATAAGCTCCATGTCAGGTGCTTTAGGAAATGATGCAGCAAAATCACTGTCCTTTGCATTAGAACCCCATACAAAATTCTTCTGTGCGGGCGTTTGTTTATTAGTTGCCATACGGAACTCGCAATATAGTACCCTCTGGAATATCAAATGGGTCTAGAATTTCTGGGTTAATATCCAAAATTTCCCACCAATATTTAGCTCCTACCCCAAAAACTTCAGCAAGGTTAGAAAGATTGTCTCCATCTTTCCAAGTATAAGTAATGTAGTTAACTTCTTTACTGTCAGAAAAACGTCTAAAAACAGAGATGAGATAGGCATCAGTGTATTTATCTGGAGTCTGAGTTAACGATCCGTCGTAGTATCTGGAAACTCTTTCTATCATGTTGTTGCCTTTCCAGTACTAGCTAGGTATTCTTTAGTAGAGGCTACAGAAGCGCCTGTTCCAAAAGCCTCTGTTTCATTCCAAAGAGCTGGGTAACGAGCAAATGTAATGCTTACAGTGCTAAGCATAGGAACCATGTTTAAATCAAACATTGCGTGGTTTACTGAAAAACTAGCAACAGACCCATAGTACCTTAAGTTTTCATTTAGTACTAACCAGCAAGGTACTCCAGTAGTATAACCAAAATCAGCAGTAGCACCTTTATACTTAGTACTTAGTAGTAAAGATTCTTTTAAAGGATCTCCATTTAAAACTCTATATAAAAATTCAATGTCGTATTCTGTTCCTCGATTTAGAATACCTTCTTTTTCTATTTCATCAAGATCTCTTCCATAAATCTGTTTTTCAGATAGTTTTGGATTTTTTAAACGTAGATATTTTAAATCAGGAATACGATTAATGTACACTTCAAAACTAACAGAAGAATTACCTGTAAGTAAAGTAGCAGGATCACTAGCACCTAATGTCCAGTCTACGGAGTTATTAGACGAACTACTGTATCCAAACGTAGTCGGGTTATACATAAACCTAAAGCCCCATTGATTAGTTGCACCTTTAGCCGATACTAATTCTTTTAACTTGTCTGGGTTTTTATTTAAAACTGCAGCGCTGTTTATATCTTGAAAAATTCTTCCACGTTCTTTTTCTGAAAAAGCTGGGACAGTGTCAAGGGCATCGTTTGTTCCGTAGTTAACTCGTTCCCCATAAGACTCAGACCGAGCATCACGGTGTGGAGGTGGGTTCCATCTAGTGTCTCCTTTTGGAGGAGTTACAGTAGCAATATCTTTTAAACCATTACCACTAGAAGTGTCGCCACAGGCCGCATTTGACTTAGAAGCAATCATTGGAGCAGTTACGTTCTTCTTAGTCCAATCAGCTAACTTTGTTTTTGAAGATAAAATATTTGCAGCTGGTTCTTTAGAATTTTGAATACACATGTCGCCATTTTTTGTACAGGTCCAATGTGCTTGATATCCTTTACCACCATACTGTGGTGTTTTGTAATTTACAACAAAGTTCCACAGGTTAGTACACTTGTCCCATTGATAGTTTGTTAAAATTTGAATTTGATTTTCTGCTAAAACAGTGTTTTTTTGCAACGCTGGGGTGTCTCCGTACAAGTCTTTTATCACTGCTTGGATAGCAACTAACGGAAATACAGGGGCAGTAACTACAGTAGTCCAAGTAATACTTGGTGCCACATTGCCTGTAGTTCCCCAGTAAATATTAGTAATTTTAGTCCAGTTAGGGCTAGCATCACTCTTCCATTGAAGTTCAACTGAAGGTGTTGCAACTACGTTTTGATTTGTAGTTCCGCTTTTACGACTAAAACTTACCTTATAGTGTGAACTGTCATTTACAACAGAACCCGCTTTGACATTTGCATCAGTTGTGTTTTTATTAACTGTGCAAGAAGTAGTTAAACCATTTGCTAAACCATTGTTTTCATTTGATCCTGCATTAGGAGAAACAAGTATGCCTTTACCAGCAAGTCCAGAAACGTTATTATTTAAAGCAGTTTGCCATGCAGAAAACGTACTGATGCTACTAGCATAGACATCAATTAAATAATAAACATAATATTTAGTATTTGTTTTATGAACAGGTAGAGTAATTTTTGTATTGTTTACTAGGTATGTAGCGTCAATTGTAGAACTCTCGTCTTGATAACGACGAACGTTTGCATAGTAGTAAGTAGCCATTAAAGAGAACTTCCAATCTGCTTAAGTACGTTACTGTCAGTAAGCTTCTTACCGACTAATCTTACTAGACGATCTGCTTCTTGTACACTACCTTGAGCAATAGATACCTTCATCTGTAGGTTAATAACAACATTTTTAGAACCCTGTGCTGGGCCGGCTACACCAACATTCATTCCATCCATAGGACCACCTAGGTCCTCATTAAAGCCAGAGCTAGTTAATGAAGAGCTAAGTCCTGGACTAGAAAGTTGAGTTACAGACTTGCCCCTATTAAACTTACCCTTAGATGCAGCTTTTCTAGCAGACCACATAGAGTCTGAGCTTATTGCTTTAGGTCCAGCTACTGCAGACGCAGTAGCACCTGAAGCTATAGGGCTTGCAGGTGAACCACTTAGGTATGGTGCTGGGTTTACCTTAACACCTTTTTCATTAAGAATTTCAAAGTGAAGGTGAGGACCTGTAGAGTTACCTGCACCAGGAGATCCAGCTTTACCGCCAGATCTTCCAACAACTTGTCCAGGTCCAACTTTCTGTCCCCTAGAAACATTAATTTGAGATAAGTGACCGTAACGAGAGGCTGTGCCATCTTCGTGTTTTACTTCTACCCAATTACCGTAGCCGTTAGCATCATTACCAATAGTGCTAATAACACCATCTGTAACAGCAGTTAAAGGACTACCAACAGGCATACCAAAGTCTATACCCTTGTGATTAGCAGAAATACCGGGATGTTTAGAATTATCACGAGGACCAAACGGAGAAGTAATCGGTGTTGCTTTTGGAACAGGGCTAGCATATGGATGTGGTGTACTAGAAGAATCTCCGCCTACACCAAAGTTACCGTGATCATGCGGACCACCTGTTGCTGCGCCGTATAGCGCACCTAAACTAGTAGTAATTCCAAAACCTATTTGTCCTAATCCTGGAATTGCATTAAACATTGCGGTTGCACCAGCAGCCATACCAGCATACTTTGCAGCATTACCTGCACGTGAACGCATGCTTCCTTTAGTACTTCCGCTTTTAATTGCATTTCCTGCAACTGTTGCACCTATTGCAAGTGCGCCACCCTTTAAAAAACTACCGCCCATTTTTGCGGCGTTACCAGCAATAGCTGCAGCACCGCCTGCTTTAACAGCAAGTCCAGCAAGTCCAGCAGCGCCACCAGCCCTAGACAATATTCCAAAAGCTATAAGACTTGAAGCAAGCCCAGATAACCCACTAATAACTCCAGAAATAACTGCGCCCATATTTCCTGCGTTAGGAAGAGTTTGTAAAATTCCTTTAAGGGTCATTAAACCATCATTGACTGGGCCAAGTGTATCTGCCATAACACTGTACGCATCATTAAGAGATGCAGTAGTACGAAGAGATACGTTGTATCCGCCAACTAAACCTTGTTCAGTTGACTCAAGTTTTCTATTTTCACTAGAGTTAAATCTAAAATTAGAACGAATAGGGGAGCTCTTATCTACACCCATAACGTTAAGCATTGAATTTGGGTCTTTACTAGTCATTGCAGAGCTAAACTTTTTATCACTACCTGCACTAGCACGAGCAATAATACCTGACTGAATCATCTGCATTAACTGAGCATCGCCACCAGTAATTTGCTGAATGCTTGCGTAACCCTTACTTCCAGGGTTTAATACAAGGGCTGCCTGTTCTTTTGTAATCTTTTGACCACGATATAAAAATCTGTATACATCATTAATAATTGTATTAGGTGGTTTTAGATTACCTTGAGGATCACGAATTTGAACGCCGGCACGTAGAAAACTCATACCATTCATTCCAGCCATGCTTGAAGCAGCCATCTCATTACTCATACCAGACATAGCACTCATGCCGGCAAGTTGACCCATGATGTTTTTAGAACTTAATGAGTTAGCAGTGTAACCGCCTTGATACATTAAGTTCATTGCAGCCATGGTTGGACCCATAGCGCTTGTTGCTCCACCGCCTACTTGACTGTTAGCCAGCCTGATTGCTCGGCGTGAAGACATACCACTAAGGCCTGCATAAGTATCTGAACCCATGCGCTGTGTAACTGCAGCCATAGTA